TACTATCACAGCAGTATCAGGAGCAATTCGTACACCAGTGCCCGGTGTTTTGTGCTTTCTATATTTAAAGTCATAGCCGCCGTCTAAACATTGCCAGCGATAGCTTTCAAAGTATCGATCTTCAAAAAATCTCTGTTGACGTCGATCAATCACCTGTGCCAGATAGTCCTGATCTCCAGGGAAACGTCTGCTGGTTTGTTCAATGTTGCTGGCCATAAACTGTTGCCACACGTGGCTGTATTCAGTTACATTGAACCACATCATGCTGCTGTTGATCATGGTCAAGTGGCTACGCTGTAGATATTTAAAATCTCGTATGGCCCAGAACTGAGCAGGATCAAGATCTCGCACCCAGTTGATGCTGCGAATCAGCACCATGTCAAGATCAAGATACAACAAATTACCAGCATGATGTTCAGGATTGAATAGTTGCAGTTTGTACCACCAACTGCGTCGCGGTCCAGCGATGCCTGGCCAATCGGTAAGGGTGTGTTTGATCATGTGGTCGGGCACCGGACGATGTGCTTCGGTGTACACATGGAACCTGATACCACCTGACAGGTGCCGGTTCAGCATGTTGTACAGTCGATCCACATAGGTCCAGTCATAGCCTGAACTGTGAATCACACATGCACAGTCGATTATGTCGTCAATGCGGGCAAGATTCTTTTTAGCCATAGTGCCTGTTTTATTTCGTCAAGAGTGTATTCTGTGTGACAAATCTCTGTCAACCACTGGTGTCGGTCAAGATCATAAGGTTGATCTATGTTGTCTATTGCAATTGACACAGGGTATGCCAAACTGGTTTTGTGAACAATTGGTCTAACTCCGGCTATGGCAGCTTGAATACCTGGACCCGAATTGTAATTGACCACAGCGTGATAATCAAACTGTAAGTTAAAACTGTCATAGGTGCCGGCCAGTTTCTTGGGCTGCTCCTGATGTATGTTCCGGGGCAGTTGGCTCCAATCAAGTGCACAACGTGGGTGCGGTCTCACATGTATGGGACGATCAGTCACAGATCTGATCTTGACAATAACGTCAGACATCCAGGCTTCTTGTGCTACCCCGGCCAGTTGGTGGCTGCGATTGTGTTGACCTGTGACCAACACAACCGGATTAGAACTGAGATTTACTGCCAGGCTCATGCCCAGACGTCTGGGACGGTCTGGATCAAGATTCTGAGTATGTCCGTAATAGCCCGTGGCATCCACATGATTTACTGAGATCTTCCAGGTGTTGCCACGATACAGAGCACCTGTTTCAATAATGATCACTGGTTTGTTTTGTGCACGATAGCGCTGATAAACTGCTTGATTGGCCTGCATGCGACCTTTCCACAGCACACTCCAAATCAGTGCAGCATCTGAGGTCCAGGAATTTTCTTGTGTTTGTATACCAGCAGACTGCAAGGTATCCAGTACTGCATTTAACACAGGTGGGCCATTGAGTGCCACCTGAGAAGGAAAATAGGCTATGTTTTTGATCATAAGTATCTGATATGAAATACTCTGTAGTTACCACATTTAACGCCAGTGGTTATAAACAATACGGCAGTCGCATGATAGATACATTTTTGTCCACGTGGCCTCAGGATGTGCAGTTGTTGGTGTATGCTGAAGATGTTGTGGTTGCACAGCAGGCTCCAAATTTAAAAATAGTCAATTTGGCACAGGCTAGTCCTGACCTGGTTGAATTCAAAAGAGTCTGGGGTCACGTGCCCAAGGCCAATGGCGATGTTGGTGCTGACCCTGTACGCAGCAAACGCAAGGATGCAGGCAAAGGATTCAAATGGAATGCTGTGCGATTTGCACACAAGGTATATGCTGTGTTTGACGCTGCTCGCACTTGCGGTACCGAGTGGCTGATCTGGATGGATGCAGACATGGTGTGTCACAACACAATCAACACATCAAAACTTGATCAGTTTTTCCCAGATTCAGCAGATTTGTGTTATGCTGGTCGTGCAAACAAATTTACCGAGTGCGGACTGTACGGCATGCATTTGACTTCTCCTGTTGCTCAGCAATTCTTGACAGAGTTTCAACGCATGTACGATGATGCTGAAAACGGAATTTTTACTCTGAAAGAATGGCACGACAGTTTTGTATTTGATGCTGTGAGGGCAAAGTTTGTCATGCAGGAACTGAACTGGAGTGCTGGCCTAATCACCGGTGAAGGACATCCCTTGATCAATTGCGAATGGGGAACCTACATTGATCATCTCAAAGGTGCTCGCAAAGATCAAGGCCGCAGTAGAAAAAGTGATCTTGTGGTTCAACGAAAAGAAACTTATTGGCAATGACCTGGACTTATCTCAGTAAAAACGGAACAGACGAATACGTCAACATGTTTGCACACGGGTCAGGTGCCCGGCCCACTGTGCTAGAAACCTGGAACTACACCCAAGATTCTAATCCTTTGGTAATACGGGGTATCATGAAACACAAACTGATCAAACAATGCTGGGCCGATGACCGGCAGTTTAGATACATCGATTCAGGGTATTTTGGCAACAAGCCCTGTGCAGCCAATCCCAGTGGATGGAAACACTGGCACAGAATAGTGGACAACAATCTACAACACGGCACAGTGGTCCAGCGACCCGGAGATAGATGGGAACGGTTTGGCATAGCCATGCCTCGGCGCCGGCACGGCAAGGCCATCATAATTGCTGCACCTGACGCCAAACCATGTGTGTTTTACAACATTGAACTGGCTCAGTGGTTGGCCAATACCAAGGCCGAAATAGAAAAATATACAGATCGTCCAGTTTACGTTAGAGATCGCAATCCTGATCCTAGATTCCGAGCCAACAACACATTTGCACAACGCATTCAAGATGATGTACATGCCGTGGTTGTGTTCAACAGTGTGGCCGCAACAGAAAGCATACTGACAGGTGTACCAACATTTGTGTTGGCACCTAGCAATGCTGCATCACCTGTCAGCAACACAGACCTAAGTCAAATTGAAAATCCCTGGTTTCCAGACCAGGATCAAATTTATGCCTGGGCCAGTCATCTTGCTTATGGGCAATTTCACATAGACGAGTTGGCATCTGGTGCTGCTGCTCGTATGCTACAAGAGACCAAGGAGATCACAAATGCGTGAATTTATGGGGTGGTGGTTCCCTGACGTTGAATCACATTTTCCCAAGATGCTGCAAAAAAGCATAGACAAAGGCGGGCCTGCTGAGTATCAATATCAAGTGAGAGATCGCAGTCTCACACATGTGAAGAAACGAACAGTGGCCATTGATGTGGGTGCCAACGTGGGCTTATGGAGTCGCAGCCTTTGCAAGAATTTTGCCACAGTGCTGGCCTTTGAACCTGTGGGCATGTTTAGAGAATGCCTGATCCGTAATGTGCCTGCTGCCAATTTGCAGATCATGGACTTTGCACTGGGCAATGAAAACACCACAGCCAACATGATCATAACAGAAGGCAACACGGGACACACACATATTGATCCTGCTAGTGTGGGTGCGGGCAATGTGGCAGTCCGGCGTATGGATGACTTGGCATTGGCGCAAGTAGACTACATCAAAATGGACTGCGAAGGCTACGAGTATCGTGTGCTACAGGGTGCTGAACAAACTATCCGCCGTTGCAGACCTGTTGTGGTAGTAGAGCAAAAGCCGCACGATGCCTACAGTGCTGAATATGGACAACACGCTGCCATTGAACTGCTGAAGTCTTGGGGAATGATTAGACTGGATCAAGTCAAAGATGATTGGATCATGGGATGGAACTGATCACCGACGTTGAAATCAGAGACGGTTGGGTATGGCCCAAGACTGATGTGAGCTGCTGGGCGTTTATGCAACGTTATCCTGTGCTGCCCCAGACTATAACAGAGTTAGTGCCACAGCAAAGAGTAGTGGTCCAGGCTGGAGGCAATTGCGGATTCTATCCCAAACAATATGCTGAGTTGTTTGACACCGTGTATACGTTTGAACCAGACTGGTTGAATTTCTATTGTCTTAACCTAAACGTTCCCAATGCCAATGTGGTAAAAAATCAATCTTGCTTGGGGCATCGCCATCAACTGGTTGATCTACGTATCAAAGAAAAGAATCGTGGCAAAAACTATGTGGCAGGCGTGGGTCGCTATCCCACCTACTGCATCGACGATCTTGACCTGGCTGTGTGCGATCTAATTCATTTGGATATCGAAGGATACGAGTACTATGCCCTGCAGGGCGCTGCACAAACTATTGCAGCCTGCAGGCCTGTGATCGTGATAGAGATGTGGGATCAACTGGACAATCGCTTTGAAGAAAACATCAATGCCAAGACAGAAGAATTATTGTTGGGTCACAACTACACGTATTTGAAAACACTACACGAATCAGACAAGGTGTATATACCAAATGAAATCCTACATAATCAGACTGAAAAATAACAACATATCAGAGAAGTATGCAGACTTGTGTGTGTCACAAGCCAAACGTTTTGGCATCGACGTTGCATATTTTGACGGCATCAATGGTTTGGAGTATACGCAACACCTGGACCGCTTGGGAATCCAGCCAAGATACAAGTTCAAAAAAGGTCGTGCAGGAGTGTTTGGCTGTTTCTTGAGTCACTACTATCTATGGCTGCAATGTGCTGCAGGCCGTGAACCTTTTGTGATCTTAGAACACGATGGGTATTTTATTAGACCGTTGCCCGATGGCATCCTTGACACGTTCTCTGATGTGCTCAAGCTTGACAACCTGGATCCTTATTCCAAACACTACGACACCGCAGTGGTTGCCAATTTGGATCAGCCAGTTGTGGTCAGCAAATATCATAATTCACAGGCAAAGACGTTGAATGCTGGATCTGATTTTGTTGACAAAATTGGCACAGGCAATTATGTTCGCGGTGCCTACAGTTATATTATCAAACCTCAAGCAGCACAACAACTGATTGATTGGATCAAGTTCAATGGTTTTGTTCCTGCTGATCAGCAGATTGGCAATGCTGTGGTTGATATACAAGTCACCGTTCCTACCATAGTGCGCCTGCATCCTGATTATCATAACCGGATCAAAGAAATATCTTTAACAGGCAATCCTGAATTACTTTAGGTAAGGCAGAAACTTTTGATAGATCTGGCCTTGCTGTGCATCTCGGTCGCTCCAGTGCGCACTAGCAAGATCGTAGATCCATTGCTGTCGGTCAAAAATTTCAGGAGTTTCTATTTTTGCAATGTCGTGATTGGCCACTGCCCAGGTCACACAACTTGAGTCATCAGCAAATATGGGTATGCCTGCACATGCTGCAGCCACACTAGCCGAACTGTTGAAGAACACCGCTGAGTGTGCACCTTGCAAGTCATCTGCTAGGCCACATGCCAGTGGGTCAGACACTGTGACTCCGGGCATGCGAGTGTAAGATTCAAAATTGCTCATGACAAATTTACCCGGATGTGGTCTAATTCTTATGGAACGATCAGTGACCAATCTAATTTTACTTATTTTCTGCTGTAACCAGATCTGCGGATCTAGCGTTTTCATTGCAAAGCCACCATCTCGCTGTACACAAATTAGAATGTGCCCGTTGATGTTGAGTTGTGGGGGTCGCAGTTGAATGTTGAGTCTCTGACTTATTTCAGTCCACTTGGCGGCTGTGCTGTTATTATTGGCATACTCGGCACGATCGTAGAACGGCCCCCCAATGCTGTATCTCAAATAAGTGCCCGAGTCGTCAAGATATTTCCAGCAGCTAGCATCAATGCACATGGTTTGATGGCCGCGACGCTGTTGTTCAGCAATGATCTGTTTTCTCAACACAATGTTTTGTCCGCCTGTGTTGGTGGTAGCCCAACCCAGAATCACAGCCAACCGACTAGGTGTGTATCGATAATCCCACTCAGTTATCACACGTCCACCTTGCGCACGGACTCCTTGCGCAAATGATTCTAAACACTGGATCTTGCGTGGATGCTTGCGTGAATTTAGTACACTGCTGACATAAACAACACAGTCATTGATCATTTAAGATCCGCCAGGCGGTGCCGTCTCGCATTTCAACTTCAGTAAATTGACAATAACTGAGATGACAGATCAAGGCTCGCACTTCATCTAGTTCAGGAACTCGGGGAGTTTCAATTTCGCTTATGTTGCGGCTACACAGCGGTGCAGCAGCATTAGGGCCAAGTGTGATAGCCGGTTTGCCATGCAGCAAGGCTTCTACTGCAGCAATACTACTAAATGTAACCAAGCAAAAAACATCATCGTCTAGAGCCATTTGTATGGTATCTGTGTTCTGACGAACGCTGCGACCTTGTTTGAGTCGTACCACAATCTCTCGATCTGTATGTTTGCGAATGTCTGCTTGTGTTCTGATCAACCATTCGTCAAGATCAATATTGTAGAGATTCAGCAGTTTCTGACTAGGCGGTGCCAACAAGATCTTGCTGCCCTGGCCACGAAACTTGGCCACTCCCACACCCGGAGGCACACGATCATCGGGACGATCAATTATGGGTCCAAAGTGTTGCACATCATTCCGAGTCACACGATGATATGTTTTCTTTTTTCCGTTTCCAAAGTAGCCAGTGTCGATGTAGTAAAAATCTCTACCAGCGGCACGACACGCTGTCATCTGTTTGCGTTTGGTTACGCCACGCAACACCAAAGGTGTCATTGAATCTTGTTCTTGTTCCCAGTTGCTGATTCTGCCGCCAGAGCCTTGAATAAAACTTTGTAGTATAGGATCGTACATGTGACCTTTCTGTAAATAACCAGTATCGCTTTCAATTGCTGCCACTGCTTGGTTGTCGAGAGCCTGCAATTGATCCACAATGGAGGCTAACTCAACACCATAACAGTTGCCGCTGGGATCTACTCGATATTTCAAAATGTCTTCAAACACTTGTCGTATATTGGCAGGCACCATGTCAAACACATGCCTAGATAAGGGTGCTAGGTCAGAATCTTGCTCGGTCATTCTATATCACGCTGTTGACAATATTCGGTGAGTATGCGTTCCCGGTGCCACTCGTTGCCCTGTGGCGTGTCGGCAAACTCCTGAAAGCATGGCGTACCAAGTGTGTAATGCAGTAACTTGGCGTTGGTATTTGGCCCGTATTCATCTGGTAACCAGTTCCATTCTGGCGGTAATTCGCCAATGCGAGCATCTTCTAGCCACGAGAAGCGGTGGAGCTCACTACCGGTGCTTTGTTGGACGAACTCGGGAGTAAGTCGCCTGTTAGGAAAGCTATTACAATTCCACAGAATAACACTACTCCAATTTTTTCGAGGATAGTCTTCATTTTTTGCTCCTAGATATTTTACAGGCATACGAGTTTTGTAGTCATGTTTGACCACTTGTACATCTTTGTATACATCTCGCAAGTTCCAGAGTTCTGCAATGTCTCCACGCACAATCATGTCACCATCAATAAAAATAGCATGACCGGTGTACTCCATCAAGTACGGCACAAGAAAGCGTGTGTAGATAAAATGGTTTGATCCGTCTGTGTGTGTTTCTGCGTAGTCTCGGAACAGATTCAAGGCCACAGGCACAATAGCCACAGGCTGCGAACTGTTGCGTATGATACTGTTTACACAGGTATGATACGCAATGGCTTCTCTAGGGTCGTACCCCACAAATACAGGAATTGGCTTCATTGGCGTTCTATGTCTTCCTCGACGCAGTTGTCGCCATACTGAATCTCAATCAGCTTTAGTGGCTGATCAGTTTCGTTGCACAGTTGATGCCATTCACGACATTCAATAAAGGTGTGTTCATGCACATCAAGATAACACTTGACATCACGGTCTGTACTACGCTCGTCCAGAGTGTACACTGTGGCTGTGCCTTGGGCCACAAACCAAAACTCCTGTCTCTTGTCATGTCGTTGCATGCTCAAACAGGTCCGAGGCATAACAGTGAGCTCTTTGAGTTTGGTGTTGGCTCCTACTTCGTGCAGCACCCGATAATATCCCCAGGCACGACTAGTTTTGGGAGCCTTCCACTCTTGCAAGATCCAACTGCTGGAATTCTTTTTATCGTCTCCGCCTACGCCAAATTTAAAGATCACATCTTGCACAGCCATTTCAGGAATGTTGACTGCTGTACGGTCGCCACCATTGGCAAAGATAATTTCGTGATCAGGATGCAGTTGTTTTACTGCTTCAATTGCAGCACAACCGGATCCGTCTGAATCATCAAATTCAATCACTCTATCAACCACATGTAATGCTGCCACGATTGCAGCACGTTCGGACCAGGGCATGAACGCTGATCCTTTTTTGCGCTGCAACCAAGCATCGCTGTTGAGTCCAACATACAGTTTGTCACCTAGCTCTCTAGCAGCGGTAAAATAAGCAATATGCCCCGAATGCACAGGGTCAAAACCTCCAGTTACTAATACAATTTTCATACTAGTATTTACGGTGGACAAACACTAGACTGAAATATCTTCCATGCCAGCAGCACGTAACCTCACAATGTGACCGGCCATCCATTGCTTTGAATCCAGGCCTTTCATGATACCCAACCACTTGTTGCGTAACAGGGCCACTTCGTTGATAATGGTTTCAAAGTCAATTACTTCGTCTTCACCGTCCACGTACTTTTCAGCGTCACGACTGGTCAAGGCACGTTGATATCCTTCAAGATACTTTTGAAAATGTTTCCTGCGGATTTTACGCAGTTGTATGTTGAGATAATTTAAAACTGCTTCAATTTCTTGTAGCTGATTAAATCTGTGCTCGGTGATGCCAGGCAGAGCTGTGATATTTTTTTCTACCAGCCCGCCTATACGACATTCACGTTTGGCTTCCTCAAGTTCGCCTTCATAGTGCGCAATAAAATCTGGAATGGCGCCAAGATTAGCTACAACTTTACTGTACCACATATTTTAACTCCATCCATTTTAAAAAACTTTTTGGAAAAATATCTAAGTCAAGATTCGGTCTTCTACGTACAAATTCTACTAGAAACTTTTGAAGACTGATTCGTTCCATCTCTGTTGGTTCTTATTGCATTGATTTTTTTATAGCAATTTGCATGTGTTCTGGCAGATTTAAAATACTATTTTGGATTTGTTGCTTGCTATCCGAG